TAGGTTATAAAGAATTAGAAGCTGTCGTAAAAAATCCAGCAGAAGCAATAAGATTTCTTGTTACTAATTTTCCAAAGCTAGAAGCATATATGGCAAATAGATATTATCAGGTATTAGTAGGCAAGGAAGATGTAGATAAAGAGGAATTACATAATCCTATTGGACAAGATGACATACATATTGTGCCTGTTATAAGTGGTGCTGGAGGTAGTCCAACTTCTAGAATTTTAATAGGAGCAGCATTAATTGGAGCTAGTTTTTTGTTTCCGGGTGCTGGGTTGTTTGCTACTACAAGTATTTTTGGGGCTGGTGCTGGGACTGCTGGGACTGCTCTGACGTTAACAAAAATAGGAACTGCTGTTAGTGCTATAGGTGCTGCTATGGTTTTAAATGGTGTTTCAGAAATCTTATTTCCAATGCCAAAACCAGAAATGCCAGAAGATGATCCAAGAATATCTTTTGGTTTTTCTGGGGTGCAAAATACAAATCGAGCCGGAACTGCCCATCCTATAGTTTATGGAGAGGTTATAACTGGATCTGTAGTCATCTCGGCTGGTATTGATACTAATCAGGTGTTTGCATGACAAATAAGAAAATTATTAAAGGTTCTGGTGGTGCGCCACCTTCTCCTCCTACTCCGTATCGTGCGCCTGACACATTAAATAGTAGACAGTTTGCGACTATACAAGATCTTATATCAGAAGGTGAAATTGAAGGCTTTGCTACGGCCTCAAAAGAAGGTAGAACAAAAGGGACAACTGCATATAATAATGCAGCATTAAAAGATATATTTTTAAACGAAACTCCAATACTTAAATCTACAGCTAATTCTGCTAGTCCAGCCGATTCGGATTTTAATTTTCAAAATGTAAGTTTTACTCCTAGGTTTGGTACACCTAACCAAACATTTATCCCCGGTATAGTTAGTAGCGAATCAACAACAGCAGTAGGAGTAACAGTATCATCATCATCTGCTGTAACAAGGCAAATTACGAATACAAATGTTGATGCTATAAAAGTTACAATTACATTTCCTCAATTACAGAAGGCAACTGATGATGGAGATTTGCTTGGATCTTCTGTTTCTTTAAAAATACAGGTTCAATATAATAGCGGTGGTTATTCAGATGTTATTTCAGATACTATTACTGGTAGAACTGCTGATGCTTATCAAAAAGAATATAGAGTAAATATAACAGGAGCATTTCCTGTTGATATAAGAGTTGTAAGAGTTACAGCAGATAGTACAACATCACAACTGATAGATGCTTTTACTTGGACAAGTTTTGGAGAAATAGTTGACAATCCATCTTCATACCCAAATAGTGCATACACTAATTTAAGGATAGATTCTGAACAGTTTAGTTCTATCCCTAAACGTGCTTTTCGTATTCGTGGTGTAAAGGTAAGAATCCCTGCTGCAAATAGTAACTCTACAGGAGCGCAATATACTCAATCGGCTACAACTGTAAGTATTGTTAGTAATAATCATGGTTTAGCTGTAGGAGATTCAATAATATTTGATGCGACATCTGGGAATGGAGTAGATGGGACATATAAAATAACTTCTGTACCTAACGCTTATTCTTTTACATTTACTTCTGGAACATCTCAAACAGTTACAACGTCTACTTGTACTTTTAAAATAACTCCTCATGTAGACTTGCAAACTGGAAGAATAAATTACCCTAATGGCTACATATTCAACGGAACTATGGGAGCAGCCCAATGGTGTAGCTGCCCAAGTATGGTGTTACTGGACTTGCTCACGACTGAAAGGTACGGATTTGGAACTCATATTACAGACAGTAATTTAGATCTATTTAGTTTTGTTGCAGCAAGTAAATATGCAAATGAATTAGTATCTGATGGTCAAGGTGGTCAGGAGGCAAGATTTAGTTGCAATGTAAATATTCAGTCATCTAAAGAAGCATTTGATTTAATAAAAGACTTGGCAACTGTTATGAGGTGTATTGCTATATGGTCTGCTGGTTCTATAACAATTACACAAGATAGGCCAACCGATTCTAGTTATTTATTTAGCTTGGCAAATGTCACCTCAGAAGGATTTAATTACACAGGCTCAAGCTTAAAACAAAGACATTCTGTTGTTAGCGTAAGCTATTTCAATATGGATAGCAGAGAGATAGATTTTGAAATTGTAGAAGATACATCATTACAATCTAAGATTGGAATAGTCAAAAAAGACGTAAAAGCATTTGCTTGTACAAGTCGTGGTCAAGCGCAGCGTTTAGGAAAAGCAATAATTTTTAGCGAAAATCAAGAGTCTGAGGTAGTGAACTTTTCTACTTCTATGGATGCTGGAGCTATAGTTAGGCCGGGTTCTGTTATAACTGTTAATGATCCTGTTCGTGGCGGTGCAAGACGATCTGGAAGAGTTGCTGCTGCAACAACTACACAAATTACAGTAGATGATGAGCAAGGGTTAGATACTTTTAGTGGTAGCAATCAAAAAATAAGCGTAATAATGCCAGATGGCTCTGTTGAGACAAAATCCATAACAGGTATATCAGGACTTGTGGTTACACTTAGCTCTGCATTATCTACCACACCAAATGTAAATACAATTTGGCTGCTAGAAAGTGATACATTGGTCGGACAGACTTTCAGAGTAATATCTGTCGAGGAACAAGATGGAATTAATTATTCAATTTCAGCATTAACTTATGTCGCTGGTAAATATGCAAATATTGAACAAGGTATTAGTTTGCCAGCTAGAAATATATCATTATTAAATGAGCCAAAGAACCCTCCAAGTAATTTATCTGCATCAGAACGTACAGTTGTCATAAATGCACTTGCAATTACTAAGCTTATTGTTACTTGGGTCGGAGTAACAGGTGTTAGTCAATATCTTGTC